AATGTTAGGTTATGGTAAGACTGAAGAAGTACAACGTGATATGGTAGCAGTTGATACTATGAAAAAAGCAGGTGTTACTTCTGAACAAGTACCAGAACACGTTACAAATGCCTTGACACGTGATTATAGTGATTTAATGAAAGCTATAAATAAGAAAGGTAACTAATGTCAGCTATTGAAACAGATTTAAATCCTAGCAAAACCGTAGGACTAAAATTACCTTTAGCTAGTGATAAGTTCAACAATTTTGCTTTGACTAAAAATTCACTAGAACAAGCTGAATTTAATCTTAAAAATTTATTACAGACTTACATTGGTGAAAGACCGATGCAACCTACTTTCGGTAGTAAATTATTAGAACTCTGTTTCGAACAACAAAATGATGATTTACCTGAAAACATTGAAAAAGAAGTTAGAAGAGCAGTCTCAGAGTGGTTAGGTTACATAAACATACGTAACGTTGAAACGTTGACTGAAGAGGGTGATTTAAATCAAATTTATGTCAAGATTGAATATTCAACTACACTAAACCCTGATTCGATTAATCAGATTACAATAGATGCTACTTCAACTTCTACAGGAGGATATTAATGGCTCGCACAAGTAATAACAAGAATGTTGTTAAACAAGTAAATTATCTTAATAAAGATTTTGGTGACTTCAGAGAAAGTCTAATCGAATACGCAAAGGTTTACTTTCCCAATACCTATAACGACTTCAATGAAGCTTCACCGGGAATGATGTTTATAGAGATGGCAGCTTACGTAGGAGATGTTCTCTCTTATTACATTGATTCTACGTTTAGAGAGTCATTATTAGCTTATGCTGAAGAAAAACGAAATGTGTATGCTATAGCTCAGTCATTTGGTTACAAACCTAAAGTGACATCACCGGCTTTAGCTGTATTAGATGTATTTCAAACCGTTCCAGCTGTAAATAATAAACCAGATGAAAGATATTCCTTAAATGTAAAAGCAGGAACAACACTAAAGGCAGCTTCTACTGGGACACAATTTAGAACTATAGAAGATTGTAACTTTAAGTTTTCAAGTTCGTTTGACCCTAAAGAGGTAAGTGTATTTGAAAATAATGGAAGTACAATTACTAAGTTTTTATTGAAGAAACAAGTTCGTGTTGAGAGTGGTAATATAACTTCAGAAAAATTTACATTCGGAGCAGCTGAAAAATATTCAGAAATTAAATTAGGAAGTTCAGATGTCATAGAAATTATTTCATGTATTGATAGTGATGATAACGAATGGTATGAAGTACCTTCATTAGCTACTGATACTATTTTTGAAGATATGGAAAATAATTCAGAGAATGACCCTACTTCAGTTATTAATCGTGACGTAGCTCCTTATATTTTAAAACTCAAAAAGACTGCAAGAAGATTCACAACATTTATAAATGAAGATGATGAAACACTCATACGTTTTGGAGCAGGAGTTTCAAGTAATCCTGATGAAGAGATTATTCCTAATCCTACAAACGTAGGTTCGAGTCTACCTGGTAGTCCTTCGAAACTAACTTCTGCCTTTGACCCTAGTAATTTTCTTAAAACTGAAGCATACGGATTAGCTCCTAATAGAACTACTTTAACAATTAAGTATTCTAATGGAGGAGGTATTGATGACAACGTTAATTCAAATGACATAAATCAAATAACAAATATCTCATTTGATATTCAAGACGCTTTATTAAATGAAAACACCGTGACTGATAGTAAAAACTCTGTAACATTTAATAACCCTAAACCTGCCGCTGGAGGTTCAGGAGGTCAAACTATACGTGAAGTACGTGAGAACGCTTTATCATTCTATCAAGCACAAAGTAGAGCTGTTACTAAAGAAGATTATGTAGTAAGAGCTTTAGCTTTACCTCAACGATATGGTAACGTAGCTAAAGTTCACATGGTTCAAGATGACCAATTAAATAAAGCTACAGGTGTTGATGAATTAGAACGTGTTGTGACACAAGCTGATGTCGATAATCAAAGAACAATTAAATCTTTACAAGTCAGAACACCTAATCCTTTAGCTATGAATATGTATACTTTAGGATATGATAGTAATAAAAATTTAGCACCTTTGAGTCAAATTGTAAAACAAAATTTAAGAACATATCTGTCACAATTCAGAATCGTTACAGATGCTGTTAACATCAAAGATGCTTACATTATCAATATAGCTGTCAATTTTTCTATATTGACAAAAACAGGTTTCAATAAAAATGATGTTCTTCTACGATGTGTAGCTACACTACAAGACTTTTTTAATATCGATAGATGGCAAGTAGGTCAACCTATCGTGATGTCAGATATAGCTTACGAATTATCGTTAGTTGATGGTGTGGCTTCAGTTGTTAAACCTACTGAAAACAATCCTAATGATTTACCCATAGTGATTGAAAATAAATACAAAACGACTGAAGGATACTCAGGAAACTTTTACGATATAAATAGTGGTATAATAGATGGAGTCTTGTATCCTGCATTAGACCCAAGTATTTTTGAAATTAAATATCCTAACACAGACATTCAAGGTAAAGTTGTCGGTGATAGCTTAGGTATAGTGGAGTAAGTAGATGCATTATTTTACGTTCGCAGAAAAAGACGCAACATTATATGAACAGAGTGGTAGTTTAAACTCTGGTTTAGACGAGATTCTCGAAATACGAAAAGACGTTAGTACCGCAGGAGATGTGATTACCGTTTCGAGAGCTTTAATTAGATTTGAATTAAATACTATATCTAAACTGAAATCAGCAGGTGTTATTAAAGATAACGCCAAGTATTACTTAAATTTATTTGATGCTCGACCTACAGCTTTAGCAACATCACAAAGTTTATATGCTTATCCAGTTAGTCAATCTTGGACAATGGGTGATGGTCGTAGTTATGATAATCCTGTCACGACTGAAGGATGTAGTTGGAACTTTAGAAATGGTGAGAATGATGGTCTGTTATGGAGTCCAGAGTCAGCATCCGGAGGTTCATGGTTCACTAATAATGACGGAGCTTATGAGATGTCACATTCATTCGGAGTCAAGTCTGAAGATATGAGAATGGACGTGACTGGTATTGTGAATGCTTGGTTAGATGATACAATACCTAATGAAGGTTTTATTTTAAAGAGAAGTGGTAGTTTTTATGACCCAACAACAACTTCTGGTTCATTTGGTAATAATGATAGTGATAGTGATGAAGGAAGTTCTACACGTTTTGGTAACTTCTCATTCTTCTCTACAGATACACACACAAAATATCCTCCAACATTGGAGGCTGTCTGGGACGATTCAAAATGGACAACTGGTTCATTGAGTCCCTTGACAAAACAAAATATAGAAGACATGGTCATTTACATGAAAGGTCTAAGACCAGAGTATAAAGAAAAATCTATAGCTAAATTTAGAGTCGTAGGTAGAGAAAGATTTCCTGAAAAAACATATTCAACAACTGCTGATAATTTATCAGTAAAATATTTACCAAGTGGTTCATCATTCTATTCTATTACAGATGCTGAAACTGATGACGTAGTTGTTCCTTTCGGTAGTGGTTCAAAACTTAGTTGTGACTCAGATGGTAATTACTTCTTATTGAGAATGGATGGTTATCAACCTGAAAGATATTACAAAATAGAATATAGAATACAGAGTGGAAGTACGACAGATGAAGAAACTGACCAATACTTCGATGAAGGATTCACATTTAAGGTTACTCTATAATGCCATACACAAAAGAAGAGTTACAAAATGTTGATTTTTATGCTGATTTTGTAAACGGATTACGAACGAAATATTTAGAACAAATCAAAGATTATGCTGAATTTGATACACCATTTAATGATGGTACAACATTATATTTGTTCGAAGATATTTTGACTGGTATGGGAATAGAAAGTGCTGACGTTACTCAAGAAAGTCTTTATAAAACATTTATTACACCTGAACAACAAAAATTTTCAAGTTCTGTTCAAAATAAAAATTATCCTATTTATGATAAAAGTGAATTACTCGAAAGTACAATCGATAGAAACATCTCAGAACTCTCAGAGTTAAAAGTAGGAAAAGATTTACCTGAAGATATCGAAAACGGAATGATAATAACTAACGATGTAGCTAGTGATACTAGAAAATATCTTATCGAAAATAATACAAAAAGATTATTTGAAGATTTAGGTACATATTACGCTACTGATTATGCTTTGACTAAGTTGGAAACTTATAAACAAGACGTTATCGATTCTATTGTCACTGGAGACCCCGTAGAATAATGTCGAGATTAAATCAAAAAGATAAAGAAATTTTAAATAGTAATCAGGTTATTAATCTGAACTCAACTAAATATGCCTATTTAGGAGGAGAGTTTGGTACTCATTCAAATGATTATCTTGAAGTATTGATTTATTCAGGTGATAATTTTTTAGAATCAGCTGTAGTAGAAAATTCAGATTACGTCAATGAAGGAGTTGATGGTATAAGAATAAAGACAGGTACAATATTAAGAAAGTTAGGTTATGATAGGGGTAAATATAATGTCAAATATAATTTTTTTAGAAAAACAGCTGGTTCAAATGAAACAATACTAACAGATAGTTCGGGAACAATTTACAGAGGTGAATTTCATACAATGAATGATGGGACTATCATGTCAGGAGCTGAACACTCAGGTGGTTCATTTCCATTATTCTTAAAAGAAAACAAATATTTGATACAAGAAATATCACCTTCGAGAAACGAAGTTCGTTTAATTTCTCAAAATATAAAAGATAATGAATATAAAGATAATTTTTTCGACACACAAAAACCTAGAAAAAAGATGCAGGTTAATGATACAGCTAAATTTGTATCTGATGCTGATGTTACAAAAGGTGATGCTTTGACAATAAAACTTTCAGGATTGAATCAGAGATTTAGAGATGTCAGAAATCTAGTCGGAGCTTACGTATATCTACCAAATAGTTATATTGAAAAAACATTACCTCCTCCTCCCGCGGCTGACGGAACAACAGGAGCTGAAACAGGTGGTGAGGTTGAAAGTGAAATCGTACAAGCTAACTTTATTATTTCTGATGAAAGTCAAGCAACTCGTAGACGAGGTGACACAACGTTTAAAAAGATATATGATATATTCAAAGACGGATATCCTACTGAGGAGTTTTTACGTGAAAAAGGATATGATGGTGATTACGGAGCAATGTTAGGTGAGGTCATCGGTCATCAAAGTGGTACAGGTGATGTGAAAGAAATTCGTAAACTAAATGAAAACACGATGGATGTTCCTGCTTACGGTAAGAATGATATCATAACATTGAAAAGTGTTTCTAGTAAACCTAATACATCAACGACTTACACCTGGACATTTTATGGTTGGGATTGGAACAGCGACGGAGATTGGGAAAAATTTACAAACAATAATAATAAGTTGACAATCAATAATCCTCCTGCTGTAGGTCTTCAAGTTATTGATAAAGATAAAACAAACGGTAGTGAGGTGACAATAAATTTAGGAGCATATAATTCACGTGTTGGTGTTAGTCTGAAGATAGATACGAAAAATGAAACAAGTACGGTGTCATTACCGGCTTGTATCGAAGTTGTAGGAAAGGGTGATTAATTATGGCAACTACAGCAGAACAATTTAGTAGAATTAGTTTAGATAAAGCACCTGATAACACTTATAGTGGTGATATTACTAATACAATAGAACTTTCTTTACCTAATTCGATAAATCAACAGATAGAGTTCGAGTATGTAAACTGGTACGTATTTAAAGGTAGTGAACAGATTTATGATATATATGGACAAGGTTTAAATTTTGTTGTCAATGTAGCTGATGTTATCGGTAATAAATCAGAAAATGCAGGTCAATATAGTGTAAGAGCAGATTTGATAAATACACCTAGAGATGGACAGCAAGAAGTAAATGCTGGTTCATTCGAGATTCAGTTTACACTAAATACAAAATCTGATAAACTTCCTTCAGCTGTTTTTGCTCCTTTTGTTGCTCAGATAGTTAGTGTAGATAATGAAGAAGTAAAAATAAATACAAGTTGGAATGAGTTTACAAATAAAATCAGACCTGAAAGTGAATTTAAAAGTCCTACTGATAACTTTGCAACCTACGAACTTTCATATAAAATAAATGATTATTCAGATTTAAATACCTACTTACATTTAGGTGATGATAATGTTTCATTAATTACCAATGCTAAATCTGATGATGAAACAATCAAAACTTATCCTAATTCAGGTATCTACAAACTTTATGAACCTTTACCAGATGATGTTGAGGAAAAAGATAATGTGTTTATTGTCAGAGAAATATTACCTCAACTAGAACAGACGGTAGAATTATTCCCGTACGAACAAGAAGACGAGGATGTATTAGTATTAAGAAATCCTGAAAGTGGTCAGGTCGATTCACCAATAACAGGTAGGTCTACAAACTTAAAAGGATATGATGATTTAGTAACAGGTGATGTAAGACTCAAAAAAGATATCGAAGATAAATTTATAAGTGGTAGTACTAAACCAGTTGATTTAAACGTAGATTATACTAATTACGAAAACTTTGTACATTTTTCATCAGCTGAAAAAAGATTAGAAAATTTTAAATATAAGATAGAATTAATTGAAGAGTATACAAGTAAAAGTGCTTCGTTTGCTTCTATCCCATCTCCTAGTGATGCTAACTTCTTCGATAAACAAATTCGAGATGTTAAATCAAACTTTGACGGATATGAAAATTATTTATATCATATAAGTTCTTCTTATGTGAGTAGTTCAATCGGAGAGTTTCCAGATGCTTCATGGCCTAAAACAGGTAGTGGTACATATCTTGACCCGTTCGTACCTGTAAGTTCTTCTAATGCTAATTTCTTAAATTGGTATGGTTCTGTATTTGGTGAGTTCGGACAAATATATAGTGCATCTTTATACGATTCTCAAAACAATAATAGACTGAAAAATCTTTTACCTACTTTTGTAAAAGAAGATAACAACAATGGTCAAATGTTAGATTTTATCGATATGATAGGACAACACTTTGATGAATTGTGGACTTATACAAAAGGTATTTCTGAACTTACAGATAGACAGAATGATATTACAAAAGGATTCTCAAATGATTTAATTTATAATTTAGCTGCTTCTTTAGGTTGGTCAGTCAATGATGGTAAAGATTTAATAGATTTAAGTCGTGTTGGTTTCGGACAAAAACAAAGTGGAAACACATACTCATTATATACATCAGGTTCACTTGATTCTCCTGTTGAAGGTGATATATCCAAAGAGATAACGAAACGATTGATAGCTAGTATGCCATACATTTTGAAGACTAAGGGTACATTAGGTTCGTTGAAAGCTATAATTAATTGTTACGGGATACCATCTAGTATATTACGTGTACGTGAGTATGGAGGATTACAAAAGACGACGACAGAACAATTTGAAATAGCTAGAAACTTCACAAAAGCATTAGGATTCAGAGGAGGTCAATTTGTTAGAACACCATGGGAAGATACTTCAGTAACATCACGTAAACCTGATACGGTTCAATTTAGATTTAGAACAACAACAAGTGGTTCTGAAGAACAAGTCCTTGTACAAAAAGATTCTGATTGGTCGATAAAAATAAAAAACAATGGTCAGTCTGATAATTTTGGAACCGTAGCATTTCAGTTATCTGGTTCACCGGGTTATCAAGAAATAAGTTCTTCCTTGTTACCAGTTTATGATGGTGACTATTACTCAGTCATGTTAAGAAAGAGTAAAGTCGATAAAAATTTATTCACTCATCCTGGTTTTGAAACATCTTCACTATTCAATCCTCCCTTCATAACAGATGGTACTGATACAACAAGTGTTGAGTTTGGAAACTTTAAGATTGTAAGTAGTTCAGGAGTATCTCGTTCAGGTACAAATGCTGCTAGACATCAACACACAGGAGACTCGACTAATGTTTCTCATACGTATTTATAT